TTGGTTGCGTTTAATGTATTGTAACACATATTCCGCCCAATAGCAATGGGCATCTGGCCCAAAATGCCAACTATCTGGATTAACCGTTTTGAATCCTTGCCGTTTTAGTACCGAATTGTAAGTCATTTCGTCATCATATGGATGCATGTAGCTAGCACCCCAGGCTCTTTGGTCGGTAATGCCACCAAAATGGCTATTGCCATTGAACATCACATGACGTATGCCCAAATCATCTAGCTCTCGATGAAATGCCCAAATCTCTTTATGGGCACGTTGCCTGCATTCTTCCCAATCAACGTTGACAACAAATTGCTTGTAGCGTTGTTGTAATTCAGCAGGAACATCATCAATGCCACTTGCATTGACTTGAAAGTCGTGATCTTCGTGCCACCACTCTTCTCGTTCCCAAGTGGTCCATTGGATAACCATGAAGCAATCTTTTACAGCATCTGGATTGTCTCGAATCCATTCTCGGGTGGTACGCATGATGCGTGTGTTTGAACATCCTGCTTGTGCATCTAAATATAGAATAGCACGTAACCAGTTGGCAAGTTCGCATCCAAAGCTCGCACGTTCATTGTCGGGATGTGGCATGCGACCCAGCCCATAAAACAATCCATCATCCTTGGCCCATGCATGTGAGTTAACACATTCAGCTGCCGCAGCATGACTATCACCGTTTACATACAGAATCATTGTTTTGTTCGTAGTGATGGATCACGCTCAAATATTATAGCATGTGCAGGGCTTGTATATATTTCGTCGAGTAAAATATTAGCCCAAGCCTCGTGCGCCTCAGGACCATAGTGATTCCATCCTGGAGTAATTTCTTCGTATTCCTGTTGCATACAGAACGGTACATAGCATTGATTTGCGACATACGGACAGAAAAAACAACAATGCCAGTCTAACCATTCTTTGTCATTGTCAATACGGAAATGTTGAAATGCATTAAAGAACAGGTGCGGAATTTTTCGCTCGTACAACCACATATGAAGATTGTAGATTTTATTGTGCCAGTAGTAGCTCATGACACGATGCCATTCGCCTTCAGACTGAATGTGATTTTTCCAAAATTGATAGCGACGGCGAAACTCGTTAGGAATCTGTTGGCCTACATCCAGTTGATTGATCTCATGGAATTTGCCATCGAAATACCATTGCTCACGACCATGTTCGCTCCAACCAATGACCACAAGATCAGGGGCTGGATTATTTTGTAGATATTCCCAGGTTGAATCATAGATCAAGTCATTGCTGGCTCCACTGACTGCTAAGTTAGTTGATACTGCACCAAATTTTTTTGCAATAACACCAGCCATGCTTTGACTGCGATCTACTAACTCCTCGCCATTCATGTTAGAATCGCCGTTAAATAGTATGTTCATTTTTTAACACCTTTAATGTTTCTGCTTCTGCAACTCGCTTGCGCAAACTGCTGGAACTGAAACTGTGGTCTCGTTTATTAAATATTACATGTATAGCACGGCCAGCACCTTCATTACGACCAGTAAAGTTCTTGTCCTCATACTCGGTACCTAGAATTCGAACATCCAATGGTAGAATCAACAACAGGTCAATCAAGTCTTGTTCAGTTTGATATACCACAACTTCATCTACATAACGGCAAGCACTAAGTTGAATTTGACGTTCTACAATGCTTTGAATAGGTTTGTTCTTGGTATCAGGTCTATCAATAGTTGGATCAGTTTGTAGCCCACATATTAAGTAATCGCAGTGATTTTTAGCTTCGCTTAACATAGCAACATGACCTGCATGCAACATGTCGAAAGTTGAGAAAGTAATACCAATGCGCTTACCGTCTTGTTTGAGTTGTTTGATGTGATTAAAGATCATGATATCTCGCTTTTACCATTGCCAATGTCACGACTTTGTACATAAATTCCAGACTTTATAATAGCTTGTTCTTGTTCCCACGTTTCCATTACAACGTGTCTACAGACATTTTGAAACCAACGGTCTACCATGTCTGCATCTGAGTCTTCCTTACGCATCTGATATCCAGCTTTGATCAAACGTGCTACAAAGATTTCGTTCCAGTCTAACTCAAACGCACCTTGATGCAAGTTTTCTGGATCAACATCAATACCCAGCACAGCAACGTACGGCTCACCTTTTTCGTTTGCAATCTCTTTAGGAGTTTTTGCAGGCGGCTTTGGCTTAGGAGGTGGTGGAGGCGGTGCTGCCTCCTTGATCTCTACTACCTTTTCAGGTGTTTTTTTGAACCAATCAAACATTTATTTCCCCCAACCGTTGCCCCAAAGGTCAACGTGTAATCGTGGACTATACCAGTAACCACGTTTAAGTGCTTCGTCTGCTACGTTAATGCGATTGCCATCGTACACTGAGACCACACCGCCTACAGGCATTACAAACACCGGACCTGAAAACTGTGCAAGTCTGTACTCATCAACAGCACGATCCAGCTCGTCAAAGTCTTGCACCTTCTCAACCACAAACTTAAGATAAGTTATACCATATGTTTCAAGATCAAAAATGATCTCTGGCTTGATTGCCTCTTCCCACTTCTCGCCTGACACACTCAGCTTTGGGCTTACTGAGAATGTAATCTCACCGTGCCAGTTGCTCAAGTACAGTTTAAAATCTCTTGACAATTCTTGAGTACCGTTAGTCTCAAATGTAATGTGTCTCAGGCCACGCTCGTGTAGTTTGTTCAGTAATGCAGGATATGCACGTTGCCAGCCCAGCAAGGGTTCGCCACCTGTGATAACCAAGTGTACAGGATTACCATTGGGCTGTTGCCAGTTGCCATGTGGCAACAATGCTGCCATCTTTTCTACCAGCTCGTCTTCTGTATAAGTAGGGCTGAGTTCTTTGAATGCAGGATGCCATGACGCATAGCTGTCACACCCTGTGCTCACTAGTGGCAGCTCTTCAAATGTTTTGTAGAGATGCACACTCTTGGCAACTTCGTCTGCTTCTGTGCTAGCTTGTCCGGGCTTGCAACCAAACCCCGAACAGGTAAAGTTACATCCAAACATACGAAGAAACACGCTGGGTACACCAACGTAACGGCCTTCGCCTTGTGCTGAATAGAATAGTTCTGATACTTTAAATTTCATAATTTTCTTGCTTTAACTAAAAGATGCCAACCCAAATATTCTCTAACAGCCTGACGATGTGATTCACTCATGGCTTCAAACCACGGTTCCAACTCATAGCGTCCTGCCTTGTACGAATCTACATTATACATGAAACAATGGTCTTGACGCAACCTCTCAATGTGCCATCCATTGTTTTCATTCATCAATTGGTGAATTTCATCTTTGCTAAATGCCTGTGCATACGGGCAACCTGCTTGTGCTTCAAATTGGTCCAGACCCTTTTGGATCATTGCATACTTCCAAGAGTTTTTGGCATAAACCATGTAACGGAATTCGCCACCTGGTTTAACCACTGCTTGGACGTTGCTAATAATCTTATCAATGCCCGGAAAGTGATGAATAACTCCATAACTGTAAACAAGATCAAACTCACCTAGAGAAGCAAGTGCATCAGCATCAGTTGCATCCACATTGTAGAACTCACCTTCTAGTTCTAGTGTTTTAAATCGTTGGCAACTAAGTGCAATGCTTTGATCACTTAGGTCAATGCCCACATATTCAGCACCGTGTTTGGCAAACTCTTCAGCATCAGAACCAATGCCGCAGCCAATTTCAAGCACACGTTTGCCTGCCCATAGATGGAATCCAGCAAACTCAGCAATGTGTGGTTCAACACGATATCTGCGTTCACTTACTTCACGAAAGAACTCTGGTGTACCAAGGTCGCTTTGCCCGTGTTTGATGTTACAGGGTTGTGTATTCCAGTATTTTTTAATACGTTCTTCAAGACTTAGATGTTGCATTCTTTTTAGCTTCTTGTTGTTTGGCTGCTTCTTGAGCAAAGTGAGAGTGTGGATTCTTGAACTGAACCATTTGTTTATTAATATCGTTAGCTGCCAGCTTCTCCCAGGGATCTTGTGTACCAGCAAAAATATTAGCAAAGAAAGTCATGTCTTGCCCACGCTCAGTACTTAGATAGTCTGCAATTTTAGCAGCATCACGGTGACGTTTATCCATTTGAGTCATGCTATGAAAGTCCAATGGATTTTTAGGATTGCCTTCTAACATGGGACGATTTTGAAATGTCTCGTCGTCGTTGTTGCCAGTAAGATCGTGACGATCATGCAATACATCAACTTCAATACGTTCCCAAATATCCAACATATATGCCTGTTGGCTTAGCCATGCATCTGAGATTTGATGTGGGCTTAGATATCCCAACAGGTCTAACCACTCACGTGGCACAATAGGAAAAATACTGTAAGGATGGTCATTGTGTGTATGAAACGCCAGGAGTTTAAACTCACCTTGATGTTTGGTGATCTCAATGTCCCAACCTTTGGTTTCCATTACTGCATCATCATTCCAAAATACCAACCAGTTAGCGTCACTCTTTCGGGCTAACTCGTTAACATATTCATTGAGACGTATGTATCCTAAAGGCGCAAAGGTCATTGCAGTGTATGCAACATTGTTTTTGTCTAGCCAAGGTTGTAGTTCCTCAGTAAAGTATTTGATACCGACGTCGTCGTCATTGTCAAAACCAAACATCACCTGCACTTTTGCAGGATTGTCGGCCAAGTCAATTACGCTTTTTACACTACGTTCTAGCATTTCTGCACGACCCCGTGTGGGCAGCAAAATTGCAATGTCAAATTCGGGATTGGTCATTGATTCCTCCATTACGCAAATAAATCCTCATTCCATTCACGGTGTCCTTCACGGAACGCCATGTTGCTTTGTGTCTCACGTACTTCTACGCGATAACACCATAATCTTTGTGCTTCGCCTTCGCCCCACATTTCTGGAACGTAAATGCCGTTGACATACTTGTACAGCATGTCTGCTAGACCTTCACAGCCCAAGCGAGGCAGAATTGTAAGTTTAGCCAGTTTACGTGCTTCCATTTGTTTGTAAAAATCAAGCTCTGGATCATCCTGTGCCACTAACAAAGTGTGGTCAAACTGACTTTCTAAAATCTTCTTTAGTTCTTTGAGTCCGCCGTAGTCGGCAGCCCAGTTACGCACGTCTAAATCGTCTGTGCCAAAATAAAACTTCATTGAAAAACTGTAACCATGAATTAAGTTACAGTGAGAGTCGGCCCTCCACTGTCTATACGCACACGGAAATGCGTCATGGTACTCTTTGGTAGAAGTAAATTTGTATTGTCTTGCTTGATTTGTCATTGTGTTCTCCTATGTCATTTTAGCATAGGCAGCAGAGTTTGTATAGCGGGATGATGCCGAACAGACCGCTTAGAGAAATACTTATGTTAGTTCAACCAAGTGATACTTAGAAGCAGGGTAGCGAGATTGCAGCCATTCTAGCAAGCCCTCTTCGGCTGGTAATTGGATATCGCCCTTTTGATTAGAAATTATGATCATTTTGGTAACTGGTAACCACCAGATTTGTAGTTTGCTTGGCCATGAATTACACCGCGAACACCGCCAATTGGATCTGAACAGTCGCCTGTTTGGCGAGGAATCAGATGCACATGTGGATACATTACAGTTTGTCCAGCAGCTGATCCGCAGTTGATACCAACGTTATAGGCGTCCCACTCGCCAGATACCACTTTTTGATGTCCAAAGCGGAACGCATAATTCAAGGCTTCTTCGATAATTTCGTTCTTGTTCCAACGCGGAACAAACAACAAGTGTCCGCTGGTCACTGGGTAGGCATCTCGGAACACAGCCACATGATAGTCCGAATGTTCTGTAGCTTCATCACTCCATGGTGCAACACCTGCGGCGGCTGCTGATTCTAATGTTTCGTATCTCATCGTGGGGCAAACTCCTGTTGTAATTTAATATTGTCAAAGAACTCTTTCTTCACAGACGGATCAGTCTTGAACGCACCTTTGAGTACTGTGGTCTGTGTGAGACTAGAGTGTGCCATGATGCCGCGATTCTCACAGCAACCATGTGTGGCCTGAATGTATACTGCTACGTTTTCGGAGTCAGTAGCTTTGCTAATCTCGCGGGCAATGTCGTTACAAAGTTCCTCCTGGAGAGTGCCTCGACGGGCGCACCACTGAGCGATTCGGGTATACTTACTAAGACCGATAAGTTTATTAGCAGCAATAATGCCAATATAAGCAACGCCAGCCACAGGCTGGTGATGATGAGAACACATACTGCGCAACTCACTACGTACAACAAGCATACCCTCATAACGGTCCGCTGAATCATTTGGGAACGCTGTTGCGTCTGGTCCTGGTTCATATCTACCTTCCATAATTTCATTGAAGTACATCTTGGCTAGCCTACGTGCTGTACCGTGCGAGTTTGGATCTGTTTCTCGATCAATCAGCAAACGATCAAGCACTAATTCAAATGCTTCGGTTGCTTCATCAATAAGGGTATGCTTCATCTCTTCTGAAACATAATCACTGATGTTGTCGCCTGCCCAGAAACGTTTTTGATCACGCTTCATCTTGGCACGAATTGCATCTGCTAGATACCCTTCTTCATAGCCCTTGTCGCTCATGTCCAGGGCGGCTTTTTCGATTGCGCTTTGGTGAGCGTGGGGGATAAATGTGTTCTTTGAATCCGAATGGATGATTGGATCTGGTGTAAAGTTTTTTGTCAATTTAGTTCTCCGAGTTAATGACGTGGATGTCTTTGTGCTATTGTAATGTATTTAGATTGTTGTGTCAAGGTATAATTTTAATTTTACGCAGATCTGGATAATCAACATGTATTGGCTTTGGCCGATTTACCTTGACACCTTCTAGCAAGGCAAGGCCTTGTTGAGCTTCTTCTATGGTGGGTTTGTAGTGGTACCCAACTCGAAACACCTGTTGTGATTCCCATGGCTTAATGGTCAAGTCTCTGCCATCATAGCGTTGAGCCAGCATGGTGTCATAGGCTTCGACATCATCTAACAAGATAGCACCACCACGACCAATGTGCAAAGGTTTGCCATGTCCAAAACTCAAACAGGTCAATGTATCTGGGCGATACATATCTTGTTCGAGTCTGCGAGCACTATCCCAAATGCGTGTTTCAAGTATGGGATATTCGCCAACCCACCGTTGCCAGGCATGATCAAGGTATTCATACTTAATGCCCAACTTGTGCATGGTCATAGGAATGCTCAAGTATGTGTAAGGTTGCATCTTGCAGTGCTTGACCTGATCATATCGTAGGCACATTTCGATTGCATGGGTACAGCAATCGGTCATGATTGCATAAGGTGCACCTGTAAACTGTGCTAGTTCTTTTTCAAACTGTAGGATTTTATCGAACATACCATGCCCATGCATGTTGAATCATTGCATCTAAGTCGTGATGCCTCCATGCACCTGCAACTGCATCAAACTTTTTAGAAGTTGCAGTTAATTCTGAGGGATCGCCTGCACGTCGAGCTTCTGCTCCAATGTAAGGCATTTTACCAATAATGATTCTTGCACGTTCCATCACTTGCTTGACACTGGTTCCTGAATTTGATCCAAGATTGTAAACACCCGCCGGAATAGTATGATGTAGGGCCAAGGCATGCGCTCTTGCAATATCTTCAACGTGTACATAATCACGAATACAAGTTCCGTCGGCTGTAGGATAATCCATGCCGTATACGTTAAAGTTTCCGTCATCCCTTGTGGCCTCTAATAATCGCGCAATTAGATGTGTTGCTCCAGGCTCTTGCCCATGTCTACCCCGAGGGTCAGCACCACACGCATTGAAATAGCGAAAACTAACATAGTTAAGATTGTATGCTTTGCGATATGATTCCAACATCATGTCAATCATCATCTTGCTTTCACCATACGGCGACAATGGTACGCAACTATCACTTTCGTAACATGCACTTACCATAGGTTCACCATATGTTGCTGCCGATGAGCTAAAAATAACTCTACAACGTGGCAAACTGCGGCGAACAACATCTAGCAGCCTCAGTGTCTTGACAACATTGTTATTGTAATATTCCGCAGGATCCTGCACACTTGGTCCAACAAGACTTGTACCAGCACAATGAATGATAGCGTCAGGCTGCTTTTGCAGAATCCAACTTAGTGCTACATCACTAGCAAAGTCCTGGTATTTAAATTCATTGCATACCCCACGCAAATGCTTAGGAGGTTCTCTGCGATCGATACCATAAACCTCATGCCCTGCGTCTTTCAATAATAGGGCAGTTTGTCCGCCAATGTATCCGGCTGAGCCAGTAACGATTATGTTCATTCTTCAATCTTTACAACTTGATACTTTTCGTGAGCAACATGATCACGGTATCGGTTGCCCGATCGATTCCATTGCTCACCTTGTCCAGTAATAATGTCAATCACGCGGTCGATAGTTGCATTGTTCCAGTCACTAATCAGGCCCATGTTGTGATGTGGTGCATGCAAGTTATTTTGCATTTTGTGATAAGCATCATCTATTGACCAAGGTACGTATAACCGCTGTGGGTCATTTGCAAAAGTCTCAGGGAAACTGCGGTAAGCAGGATACACAACGTTACAACCCAAAGTATCTGCTTCACTCACAGTGTTAGACACCCAGTCTTGTAACGCACAATTAAAAAGCACACGAGTATTGTTAAGGTGAGCATAGTATTCGTTCTTTGTGATGTTGTCGTAGATCTTTAACTTGCCTTCTGCCTCCATACGGCGGGCACGTTCAATATACGCTGGATTGTTGGATCGCAATGGGCCTCCCGAGTATATCGCAAACTCACATGGTTCTGTGGTGAGCTCACCATACATTTCAATGAGGTCCATAAAGAAGCCAGGTTGCTTTTCTTGATCGAACCTAGCTGCGAAACCCACCCTCCGCGGACGGCTATCAAACGGTGTGATGTTTTCCAGTCCACCGATCCGCTCCAGTACTTCTGTTTTTCCAAACGCCAGGCCACTAATGTTGTAGATTGGAGCAGTCCACCCAGCAATGCGCATGTGCGCGACCATTTCTTCATTGGTAGCAAGAACCCCTGTGACAAACTCATTGACCATTTTTTCATACAAGCTCATCCATTTTTCCATGCCCCAAACGTGTACAAAGTCATCTGGATCAATTGCTTGTGCTAGACAACGAACAAATACTTTGGGTCGCTGGTCTGCAGGAATCTGGTCCATAATGTACGGAAGTGACTCGATGCCAGGTTGAAACATGTCTTCAAAATACACCACGTCTTCGCCAGTTACTTCACCGTTCTTCATGAGCTGAACCAAGTTCATCATCTGGCTCATGCCAAAATAACTGCGGCCATGTGCGTCTAGCACTTGACCTACTGAGATAGCTTGTGTGTTGTCAATTGTGGTTCCAGGAACATACACAACGTCAAGACCTCTACGATCAAAAACACGTCTGTTCCACTCTGTGAGCTGTAGGGTGTAACGGGCTTCGTAGCTCTCTAGGCCCATGTAATATAGTTTTCTCATGCTGGACGATAGCTTGCAAAACGTCGAGTATCTTCGTCCCACATGTTCTTGGCATTTTTGCCTTGTGCAAACTTGTTGAACTGTTGCCATGCATAACTCTTGAAGTTATACAAGTCCGCTTCGTTGTAGCGATAACCATAGTCCTGGCAGAATTCGTAGAGTTTCTCAAGATCTTCAAAGATCTCACGAACGCGAGGATTGGATTTGAATTGTGGCTTGGCCATTTTATTTTCCTTAAATTTAAGATAATTTACAACGTTATGATACTGACTGTTTACTTGATTCAACTGTTGAAACGTGTTCAATGTAGTCTTTGTAACTCTTGTTTTTATGATTATGCAGTCTTTTGTAATATAAGTCTATCACTGTTTTTGCCGATCTGAAGGGAAACAATGACGGAATTAATCCATGCACAATAGACAAAATTCCGGCCCATATCATTGTAAAGCCTGCTGACACTGCCCATCGACAATGACTACTATATGATTCTTGACTATCCTGTAGGTGTTTAAACATTAGTGTTCCTCGGTGTTTCGAAAATATTGTCGTATCATATCTTGATTAATTTTAATACCTGAAATAAACTCAAGTTTGTTTAAATTGGCCGCTTTAGAAATATGTACTAACTCACTGCCAAACATCAAATTCAATTGCTGGTTAACAACATCCTGTAAATGTTGTAGATCATCGTTGTTCCACAACACAAGATACAATGATTGTTGTGGTTCATCCACTATGATGTCACCATCAAACCCAATCAACTTGCTTATGTTAGAAATTTTTGCTAAATCAATTTTTACATCATTAATTCGATACTGATTTGATTTTCCTAGATGCTGATAACAATTATGATCGATTTTTTTAAACTTATCGTCCATGACATGATCAATCCATCCGTTTTTTGTTTGTACCCGTGTGCCATCTGGCAGCAAAGTCAATGTAAAATAATCGTCTAGTGTGTAAAAAATTGTTGGATCAAACTCTTCGGCATTGCTGTCTGTTAATGAATTTATCATTACTGGTCCGCTAGTCTCAGTACAACCAAAAATACTTACAATTTTAATGTTGCGACCTTTGATTAAATTTTTGTACTGAGGTTTAATATAAGACAATGTATAAACAGTAAGATCCGTAAAACTCATGTTGAATTTAACTACTGAATTTAAGAAGTTATCCATCATAAAAGTATAAGGAAACAAAATATGATTTATGTCAAGATATTCAGTCCACGAGAGTTGATTTTTGATGTATTTTTCAATTTCTTCAAGATTTGATGAATCAATCCACGGAGCGCAAAAATGAAAATCTGATTTTAACAGCGCCGGCAAATAAAAAACAGGCATGGTACTACCATGATACAAATTTTTAATATGAACGACACGACCATTAAAATTTAAAACTTCAGCATTTCGTTGAGATATATCTAAAATATACTGATAGTTGTGTGTGATTTTTTTTGACACTCCGGTGCTACCTGATGTAGCCGACGACAACATTTGTGTTTTAGACCAATCAAAATTAAGATCTATTGATGATATATCGTTGGTGTCTGTATTTTCGTCTGAACTTTTGATTTTTGGTAGCAGCCTAGAGTCAATTCGATGTTGTGAATTATTATTCCAGTAGCTCATGTCATCACACATATTATCCAACGTGTCATCATACACTAATATATCCAATGGCATAAAATCTTTGTGCGATGAGCTATCATCAAACTTAGACTCTAATACTACAAAATTGGCACCAATTCCTATAGCGGCATACAACATACAAATGTATTCAAAATTAAGTTCGTGCAACAAACCAATGGAGGGATTGGTTTTTTGCAGGTTCAACGAACGATATATGTTAATCCACTTAGTGATTCCTTTTTCTAAATGATGGTGTCTGTATATAAAGGGACCATTACCATCATCATCTATTGATGCTTGAAAAAATCGAGCATTGCTGTTAACAAGGTCGCTCAGATTTGATATTTGTGCAGTCATAGAATTTAGTTATTGATTTCATACTTAATAAGAGCTCCGTTTTCGCCGTCTTCGGAGACCTCAATCCAGACCTCACGATCGGGATACTTTTGAGAAATTTGTAGATACAAATCATCGCTCATCATTTCGCAACTTTTGTAATCCAGTGCCAGGGTACCAGTGGTATACAACTTTTCCAACCAACGTTTGAATTGAATAAACTCAATGTCTCGGTCATTGTGTAATACGTCGATCCAGACTCGAAAATGGAATATATGACGATGAGGCACGCCAAGAAAACTAACATCGTATTCATCACCGGTTGCCAGAGCAGGATCAGTTGCTGCCGCCGGGTATTTGTGGATTCCTTCTTTGCGGAAGGTAACCCAGATTTTTCGTTCTGCATGTTGTTTAACTCGTTCAATTGTTTCTCGTTGTGTTTGATTCATGTGATTCTCGTAAGGTTAGTATAGTATAACAGATATATTGTTTATTGTCTACTGGCATATATGTCTAAAAATACTTTTTGGCTATCTATTTTTCTGCGTTTGTCCAAAGTTTTAAGATGTGAAAGTAAATTGTCTTTGGGATCTTTGTCTACTACTATGTCTAGACATTCTCTAATATAGCGTATATCATTGTCTAACCGAGACCCAGTTGGTTTTCTTGCATCGATCAATGCGCGAACTTCATCAAGATAGGAGTTTGGCAGTACTCTAGGGTCACACCATGCGAACTGATGTCCGTTATTAACATATGCTATGTTTATGTGCTCTGGCGTTTGTGCATACTTGTTTTCTAACAAAAAATCTACACAGTCAAAAATTGACTTGGCGTTTAATGCTAGGTAAACCATGTTAAACTTTACCACGTGAGTATTAGGTATTGTTTTTAAAACTGTACCTAGTCTAGGTATGCCACCTGTTAGATAGTCAAGATTATCTACAAATTGTTCCCAGTTACCTGGGTAACGAATGTAGTTGTATTTGTCGCCCATATCGTCAACACTAATCAACCACTCTACATTTGCAAACTTTGTTAGCAAGTCAAAGACTCGATTGTTACGAATCATACTTAGGTTAGTGTTAACCATAAATTGGCAGTCTGGATTAACTTCCAACAGCTTTTCTAAGATTGCTTGATTCTCTTTGATCAACATTGGCTCACCACCTGCCATGTAAATCTTCTTGATCGTGGCAGCATTGTCAATAAAATATTTAGTAACATCAGCAACTGCTGATTCATCAATACTCACAAACTGTTTGAGCTCGCTAGCAATAGTTGAACTCAATGTTGGACTGCAATACACACAGCCATAGTTACAAGTATTTCTGAATCGCAAATCAGCATAGCTCAATCTAAAATTGTCAACATCATCAAACAATGTGCGGTCAGACTCCCAGTCTTGAAAAGCTCGTAATTGACTATTTCTCAAATATGTACGATCAGTTAGGTCGTCTTGCGGTGCGTAGCAATTTGTACAACCGCCTGCACGTTTACCTGCTAACATCTCTTGCTTGATCTGAATGTTACGAGATCCAGAAATAATATCTTTCAACTTGGTCTGATGTAAGTTGCCTAAATTGTTGCGAGAAATGCAACAGTTGTCTACTCTACCATCAGTTTCAACATAGATCGAACCCCATGGCAAAGGACAAAATGCACTGTTATTATAGTACTCGTTCTCAGTCATTATAATACGCTATCGTTAGTGTATTTGGACCAGTCAGTAAAGTTATTACGATTTTGTAATTCATGTAAGCTATGGCACCACACACCAGGATTGGTTGCTTCAAAATCCTTGTCGTCAATCTTGACCGTAGCGTTATAACCTAACTGTTGGATATAAGGCAGTTTAACAGAGATCATAGGAATAAAGTTATTATACTCACATAGACCAGATTCTGCAAGACCTTCTACACAGTGGCTGTCAATATCTAGTGTACACAGATAACCTTTGTCCAAGAAGAACTTGATCATCAATTCCCATTCTGTCCAACGTAGTACATCGTTGACTTTGAGATTAGGAAAACTCATGTTAGCACCAAAGTAGATGTGCTCAACACCGCGGGGGTTCATATCAAAGTGATGTGCAATTTCACCTACTGGTTGTACACCTACAACAAATAATGTTTGCTTCCCAAACGCAGGAGTATGTTCTACTTCTGTACCAAAGAAAAAATTAACGTTGTTGTGACCTTCTCTAATCATTGAGAATCCTCTAAAATATCTAATGCTGTTGAGTCTAATTGTACACTATCATCTGCAATGCCCGCAACCTCGGGTTCTTCAAAATCAAACAATGCGTTAAATTGGGTACGAGCGTTTTTGGTTTTCTTACCTTTGAATCCGCGTGTGCCTACAATCTCCATCCAGTATGAATCATAGGTTTCAATAATAGCGTCAGCAGTTTCTCTATCTGGTGCTGCAAAAATGGCTTCTACAATATCTTCAAACTTAGCATAGTCTCCGCCTGATCGACGCATCATTGCAGGATGTTCGCCTGCATCAAAACGTCTGTTAGCTTCTTGTACAGCAGTTAAGTGCAGGTAAACATTATGGCCCATTAACAATGCATAAGAGAAGCTATCCCATGATGTCTTTCCCCACTTACCGTTCTTGTTTACATCTGGTAATACATCGTACAACTCAGGATCACGGAAGTTTTCTTCTGTAAGCACAACACCAGGCTTTGGTGTGCCAGCTTTGTAGATACAGATATCTTTCATTGTGAGCATTGAGCTTATAGGTGAATCTTGCCAGCGAGGATAGACTCCGTCTGTTACTACTCCTTGCGCCCAGGGTCTTGTGTCGGTAGAGTATTTTTTATCGTCTGCTGATGGCGCCATTCGGTAGCTCCACTTTGAATTGTGCTCAAAAACGTTTTCAAAATAGACTTGCCCGTTCGCCGTTGCAAGGAATGGACTAGCGCAATCAAAACTAATAGTAAAAGCAGGGTTGACATATTTTCTTACAGCTCGCTGAATAACAGTGAGCAATACTGCCCACTCTAATTTACTTGTGCCCAAGAAGTGCATCCAATCGTGCTTGCCCTCTTGTAACAAGTTGTCGTACCGTAGTGCAACAAGGCGTTTTAATACCAAGTGTACATCACACATGTTCTGACCACCCATTGACCAACCGTCAAAGTGTGTGTCTGGGTACTTTGCAGGATCGCAGAAGTCTTTCATTTCCTGATACCATGCTTCAGCTGACGTATGATTGTCACCTTGTAGAACGTTCAAGAACTTGGCGCCACCATTAGCAACACCTTTGCGATGTTGCATAAAGTAGTTGTTATTGAACTTGGTAGCATCAACTGCTTCTTGTAGTGTAGTAATTTGACAGGCTGCTGAGGCCTTTTTATCATGAATGACCCATGTTGGAATATCCAAGATCATGCCGTAGTCAGACACATTGTCTAGCCAGTTCAAGATAAGCTCACGTTTCTTTTGAGCCTTAGGGCAACCAGAGTTGGCTTTCCAATCACCTTCCCACAAGCCTTTAGCGATCTGGAAACCTCCTGAGTCGCCCAACACAAAGGTGCCTGGCTCTCTGTTTCGAACCATGTCTTCGGACCAATCTTGCTTTGAAAGATCCAAGTTAGCATGTCCACCTGAGTATAGGCTCCACTTATAAGGGAATAACGCTTTGGTGGAGTTGAGCCAGTTAAGCTGTTCCATGTCCGTAAGGCCTTTAGGAAATCTATTCGGATCGACATAATGCTCATTCCTTTGCTTGCCCACAAACGTAGCGTAGAATCCAGAAATCGCAGGCAGAAAGACCGCATAGTCATTCTGCTTGGCTGTGAGATTGTCTTGAACTGGCTCGGTCATTACTTGCTTTGTGCTGGTAAGATGTAGTTGTAAACAGCAAGACCAGAATCTACTGTAATTTGTGCGGCGCCATCATCACTGATCTTGAATGTTTTGTTACCAGTCAAGCTCAAGATGCTAGACACTTGTGAAGCAGGCCAGCTCCATGTACGCTTCAAGGAACCGTTAACACCTGGGTGGAAAACAAAGTTACCAGCATGTGAGCTATGGTCACCAAAGAAGAACTTTAAGTCACCATTTTCAGTCTTTGCCTGGAAGTTTGCTTCTTCTGCGTTGGCACTCATCTGCATCTTCAAACGCATGATGCTTGCTACAGTGGGTTCAAATTCAATGTGCCAGTTAACACCTTTGAACTTTGCAGTTTTCAACTTGTCGTTGACAATTTCACTTGCCATGAAACGATAGTTGTTTTTAAAGTCACCTGTTTTGTTTTCAAAGTTGATGCCGTCTGGCTCGCCGGTTGTACGGCGTGTGATTGCAAGTTTAGCATCCTCGCGATATTCTTGCAAGTTAAGCAATGTCTTGAGCTTGCCCAAGTTTGGCATACCAAATGTGCCAACAAAGTCAGCCACTGGGTTATTGAATTCAGCCTGGACTACCACGCTCAAATCTTCTGCCAAGCCACTAACTTGTGTACTGGCATCATCGCCAGTGATCTTGATCAAGTCAATACAGCCAAGATCATATGTGTGTTCTACTAAGTCTAAAAGACAATCTCTCATTTCAGTTCTCCTAAGTTTGTTAAGTATACAGGATTTATTTAGGTTTTGCAACTATTTTGGCCAACGGTTGTCCGCCCCGTAAGGAAGTTATATCGCCTGGCCTTTGTAGTTCTACCCAAGTTAGATCGCCCAATCCAGTGTGGCGAAATATTATTTCAAACCCAGCTTGTTCGGCTAAGTTTTGAATTCGTAAACCAGGTGTGTAGCACATAAAGCTAGATTCGGCTAGTGCTACACCGTGTGCTTGATCGCAGTCATTGTATGTCATGATAAACACTCCTCCTGGTCGGAGTCTATGAAATACTTCTTTCAAGTATTTTTCAATTAATTCTATCGGGCGATAGTTAAAAAAGTTATAAGCAAATACCATTCCGAACTGTCCTATAGGCAGTTGGTCAAGTATTGGACCAGTGTCTTCAGTAATCACATACGGGCGAAGCCTAGCTCGGTATGCCTCACCAAACTTGTTCATACAAGGAGTAATCAAGTCTTTGTGTGTGTCTACAATGTACAGCGGATCAAGCGGCACTAGGTGTTCAATAAAGGATTCTGTCCCGGGACGAATAATCATACCAGGTACACGCCAATCAGTGTAACTGCGTAATCGACTGAGCATAATAATATTACTATCCTCGTCAATGTGCATTCGTCGATTCAATATGTAATCAGTGGTGTCCCAACACATTTCTTGCTCAAACAGTCTGGTGCTTTCAGCAAAATAAGAACCCTGTTGTTCAGCAATGAGTATATCAAGCTCTTGTTTGAGTTCAGTTAGCACGCCAGAAAACTGATTGAACGAATCTGTTACAGAGCTAAATTTCTCATTGAGATTGCCACTATAACCGCCAAGTTGAATGTGATGTTCGCTTACTATGTGGCGCACTGCATCCAGCTGATGGCGGGCTTGGTTGTGTATTTCATCAATACCAAGCCCGTCAAGTCTATTGCGATAAGCTACAAGTTCACTAAGTTTCATTCAAATGCAAACAATGATGTAAATGTGTTTTCTGTGTTAGTAGCACTGGCTAAATCCCAATCTAACACACCGAGCAAGTTATCAACTTTACCATCAACTACTGTGGCTTCCATCAAGCTGTCGTCAAACGGCAATTCAACAAACCACTGCGGCAAACGCTTCTCATCAGTAGGATAGCCAATTGATGTCCATCCCAATGCGTTGGGTTTTAGTTTACAAACAATAGTTTTCATACCGTCTACAATTTGCATAGAGTAGTTGTCGCCGTTCATGCGTCTTAAGTTGTTCCAGTTCAGTGCTGCTCTAACATGCCCAGGCATGTTGGCTTTGCCTTCTTTTACTTCCTTGGCACCGTACATGGTCAAGTTGTTAACACGCTTGGGTGAACCTTTCTCCCAACCTGGACGCTCTTTGAACTCATACTTGAATTCGCGTATACGTTCCACGATTTCATCCTTGCCAGCACCTGCTAGTAGTTTATTTAGAATTTCTAACAAGAAGTCCTGAATAACCTTGGGTGTGTCACTACGCTTTAGGTCTAGGCCTGTGGCTTTTGTTTTACCAATCTTACCGTCAACATCATAGCGTTTGCCTTCGACGTCAATGGCATTAACTGCATAACGCTTCTTGGTAATGAACAAACCTCGATCTGCTACAGTTTCACGACCACACTTGATAAGTGATCCCATATCTCTCGGGCAGTGAAACGCACGTTCCATAAAGCCCGGGAAACTTTCGTTGACTTGTTCAGCAAGGTTGTCATACAACTGAATACAAGTTTCTTTCGACCAGGCCATCCTGCCTTCTTTAACTTCCTTCTCTAGCACAGGCCATGCGCTAAAGTAGCAGGAGTCTGTGTCACCGTAGATAACTGACTTGCCCAGGTGATCATATTCGCCTGTAATAAGTTCATTTAAGTGTGCATCCATATGTCTAGCAATTGCACGACCAGTTAGTGTAGTTGATTGTCCAATACGCTTGTCGAAGAATCTACAACCTGGATTCAAAATAGCACCGTACAAACTGTTCAAGTTAATCTTCTTAACTAGCTGTCTCTTGTCCCAGAACGCAATGTCTTTGGGATCGGTTGCTTCTTTCTTCTTGGCTTGCATTTCCTTACGCTCTGAGTACCAACGCTCTAGCAAGCCAGGGATGATACCTTTCTTCTCGTAGGTAAGAATAGTACCATTTGCAGTCATAATCCAAGGCTGGTTGCTGTCAAATATAATTGACCAAATCTCAGCAGCCGAATGTGTGCTAGAATTGCCGTCTTGCCAGTCAATAGTAATCTCTGTACCAATCTCTTGTTTCATAACAGCTTCGTATTCGAAACTGCCAAACAATCCTTCCCATGCATCAGCAAACTTACCACCGTTCTTGACCATCTTGTCTTTGATGTATTTGTCAGTGATAATAGGACGCAACTGCGCAACCACAGTTTCTGGTCCCATGTTCATTGCACGAATCGCAGATGGATACAAAGAGTTAATGTCAACTGAGCCTACCCATTCATGCACACCTTTTTTAGGATATGCAACATACGCCCCGGCTGCTTGATTGTCTGCACTGTCATCGCGGTGTTGACGATTGGGTACAACCATGCCACGTTCATGAGCTTCGTTGATAATAGCTTGCTCAGTCACAGCCACAGCACCCATTGTTGTTTGCAACAATACTGTGTTAGCATGTGCTAGTTCACTTGCAAGTTCTAAGAAACGCAACTTCTTGTCCAGCTTGTCCAGCAGTGCAGTATCTTGTCTGTTGTATTCAATGAACGTGCGGAAGTGTTGGTTGTACAATTGATCAAGTGTGCCTTCGAACTGTGTCTTGCGATCACCTAGTTCGTATTCGGCAATAGCATCTAGTGAATAGCTGTGACGCTCTTCATAAGTGTACTTGCGATACAACTGCATATAGTCCATGTGTACACGGCCTACCAAGTCATACGTTTCTTGCTCTGCACCAAAGCGTTCAAACATACGCTTCTTAGGAAACTGTCCCCACAAGCAAAACTTACGAGTATCATCTTTAGATAACACTCTAGTGATGCGGTTAACTGTGTACGGAATATCATAGCCTTCTGAGTTCCAACCTGACAACACATCTGCGTCTTCAATTAGATCCAAGAACATTTTAAGCATGTCCTCTTCTTTATCAAACAAGATAGTGTTTTCAAATTCGGCAACTAGCTCTTGTGCAGTTTCCATGCTCAAGTGCTTGGGAGGTACTGCTAGAGTAACCAATTGATCTAACCAGTTCAAGTATACTGAGATTGCAGTGATTGCATTGAACGGATCTTCTACAGGTGAGAAGCCTTTGTCCTTGTGAAAGTCTACTTCAATGTCGAAAAACGCTGTGTGAATTTCAGGAGCATCTTGATCCTTGTAGTTTTCTTCCAAGCATCGAAAGATAGGATTGATGTCTGACTCATACAATTGTTTGCCCGAGTGCATGCGAACTTCTTTGCGAAATTCCTTGTTGTTGCGTGTACTAAAACGCGACACTGGGTTGCCAAAGATGTTGCGAAATTTACCACGATTGTCATCATAGTAGAAAACGTAGTTGGCTGGGTACTCTTGGTATTTGCGAATGCCGTTGCGGCGTTCTACCACGTGAATTCGATCGTGTTCACGATCATATAGTGCGTCAATATAACTCATAATCTCCGTTTGTGGCCGGTAAGCCGTGATTCATGCTCGTAACGTGAGCGACTCGCTGTTGTAAAACAGTACTTATAATGTTTTGCCCACAGTCTCAAGAATTGTTTCAAGCAATTCATGATCTTGTTTAGCCTTACCAAACTCAGCTTTGTGTGCTAGTTTAATGGCCTTCTTCAAAACACCAGGTTTGATTTCTAACTCTTCGGCTACAGCTTTGATTGTATCGTTAAGCCCACCAGTGAGTGTTTCGATCTCCTGGGTTACTTGCATACCCTCGTTGATCATTTGAATGAGTTTGATCTTTTGATCACCGTTAAAAGTCTTTTGTTCCATGAAGTTCTCCTTAGTTATTATTATACATGTTGTTCTAGAGCAAGTCAATTATTGTTTAGGGCAGCATGTTCAAAATAAATATTTTAATGCCTAAATTCCACATCGAGATCAACAACGATATTGATTTCAACATTGACCTCTACGATACCGAAGTAGCTGAGTTATTTTACAACGCTCATCGAGCCCTTAAGAACAATCGCCCAGACTGGGCTGAGGCTTCATTGCAGGACTATAATCGATTCAACATCAATTATTTTAGAGAACTGATTGCTGATGCACAACAACAAAACATAGTAGATTGGGCGCACTATACTATCTTGCACGGTGCCGAAAACTATGCAGCTAACCAAGTGATCTTTAACCAAATGCACAGAGATGTTGAGGTTAAAGCAGGGATAAACAAATACGAAGGCTTAGAAGATAACCAGCGACTGTTGGTTGACGAATTACATTGGTGCTTGCACAGCTTAGAGTCAGAAGATGCACAACTTGATTATGAGTTTAAACCTAGAGACATGATCCAGCTTACGTATCGTGGAGAACTTCAGAGACCAGAAATGCCCAAGGATACAGTATTCAAACGAATACTTTACCCAGGCGAGATTATGCTAGACTTTCCGTATGTAGGCAAAGAACCACTCTACTGCATGATGCACAACGACAACGACATGTTAGAGCAAGCATGCAAAATTATCGAACACATTAGTTTTAGTTGGAAGTTGAACTTATCTAAAGGTCCATCAACACAATGGTCTGGCGGCGATTGGCCAAAAGATATTGATGCTGCACTAACCAACTGGTATATGCAACACAAGGAGAGGCTGGACAACATGGGCTATAGTGTTGAACTCATGTTAGCAAGGTCTGGTTTTTGCCCTATTGGTAAAATTGACGACCTATCTAAACTAGAATACATCAGAACTTCACCAGTTATAAAACTTACAAATTACGAATTAATAGGATAATATGAATCATCAAGACATTGCCGTTGTGTTATACAACAACTTGCCAGACACCTGTGCAGACATAGAAGAAAACTTATGCGACCTAACTAGATTCAAGTTTGGCGGTCAGTATCAATACAAAATATTTGATACAAAAAACATTACAGAAACACTAACTGCGTTAGCTAGCACTTACAAATGGGCAGTGGTAGCTGCCGCTGGTACTACCATCAGAGAACAAGCACAGATTCAACAAACAGTTGAACATGCTATTACACAACAATCACCGCTGGCATGTCATATCTTAGATCGTCAAGGATACTTTCACTTTCATCCTCAGTGGTTTGCTATTGACTTGATAGCATATAGAGAAATTGAGTGTCCCCCATTTGAGGAGCAGCGTGGTAACATTACATTAAACACTAGAAAAACAGAACGCAGTTTGGATAATGTACATGATGATTACACGCCATGGTGGTTGCACTCTCATCCGGAGTCAGCAGAATACACTTGTGATTATCAAGGATTTGGTATACAAGTTATTTCTAAACTGATTGCAGCTGGATATAACATCACTAACGTTCCTACATCTGTTCGTGAACGCAAAAACTATTGCTATCCAGAACACAATGCAGAAGGTATCAAACGTATTATTGACGATCCAGTCTTTGTTCCAGAAGATTCAAAGTCACCGTTGTTTTGGTTCCATCATGAAGTGTCCGAAATGACTCGTAGCTTGAGTGTTGGCTACTATGTGTTAAACACCGAGCCACTAAACGATCCACACTCTCTAAAGATAAAACAGTTTGATTGCTTTGCAGGAGTTGCTAGTGGAGTAAAACCAGCATGTATTGTAGGACAAGACAATTTTGATCCAGACTCACATGTGGTATTGTTTGATATAAGTCCAGCTGCTATCAAATGGCAGAAGTTCTTGCTAGCAGAATGGGACGGAAACTTTGATACTCTCGAAGACTTACTCAATAAGTTCAAGTTTGATAATCCAGACTTGCGACCAATCTATTATCAGCACCAGTCATTCAAAGAAATTATTGATTGGTTCTTCTCTCTAACCAAGATGACTCCAGAGTCGTTTCAACAGGCCTGGAACAAATACAAGAACATGAATGTTGAGTTTGTGAATGTAAACTTGTTGGAAAATTATCAGCCTGTGTTAGATGCTATCAGCAAGTCTAAGAAAGGTGCATATATCTGGACCAGTAACTTGTTTAACATGGACTACTTGAGTTTTTATAAAACTCATCGTTGGACCAATGCCAAGTTTAATGAGTTCAATGATGTTCTTGCCAGTCAAGATCATGCACTGGTTGCATTTGAAAATTGCAACATCACCACATACTTTAATGTTGTTTAGGCCAACTATTGATCATCAGTGGAGCTAGCTTCTGCATGTTGTAGCGTCCGTGTACAATCATGTGAATACGATCTGTATCACCGCCATTGTACACCGCATGCTCATAGTGATTGTTAAAGAAGAACATACTACCTTCGTCCCGGAATGGTAATGTTCCGTACTTGTTGACCATCACACAGTTGTCAGGTTGGTTGAGTGATATATTAATTGCTGCACCTAAAAAACACTTTTGATTATCACTGTGCGGTAGAATGTAGCCGCCTGGCTCAAGTAACATAAATCTCACACGCATGTACTCATCATACGGGAATGATTCTTTAAAGAACTTAACAGTTTTAGGACAACGATCTTGTATCTCTGTCCAATCGTATGTTACTTCATTAGGGTTTAATCCATATGTTTCTGGTATATTTGTTTTTGTAGCTTCAATTCCGTGAATAGCTAAACTGCGCCAACCTCGATGCTTGTCTTCTTCATCACGATGTCCGACAAACATATCCTTTAGTGCTTGTGCTTCTGCTAGCATAGCTTTATACGGAGCGTCAATACCGTGTATTTCGAACCAAGGTGCTGTGCATTCATGCAATATCCAATTGGTTTGTGAGTACTGATCACCAGGAGGTAGCTCAGGCCAATCAAACTTGTTGTCAGCGTTTTCTTCAAAAAATTGTTTTAGTATATGATTCATTTTTTGTATATAGTTCTAATTGGATCAGTAGAAGTTTTGAGTCTACGATAAACTTCTTGCACAAGATCAAGATCTTGTACGGTACCTACAGGAAAATCATACACAGCTTGTTCTGGTGTCATTCCCCATTTACTCAACCAGTTCTGAAACGGTTCGCTTGTGTATATGCGATTGCGAAAATCACTAACTTGTATTAGCAAAGCGCCACCGTTGCAGTAGTGTCCTGTAGTGTCCCAATCGTTGGGATTATCGCCGTCCAAATAACTACGCAATATAGCTTTGCCTAAAATTTGTGGACCAAAGATTACAGTAGCATGATCCGCTGTATGATAGCTTCTCCATTCGGGTTCTATTTGCCACCAGCCTGGTGCATCATATGTTGGGAAATCACTACAATAAATCTCATCAGCACTAAAGTCAATAGGTGCTAACGGAAGTGGCGCAAGATAATCTTCAATCAAATGTATATCATCATTTAACTCCTGTAGTCGATCAGTCAGTGTGCGTTGAACTATAGTGTATTCTTCTAACGACAATTTTGGTCTAGACATTGTGTTAACAAACTTTTGTGTGTGAGTAAAAAATCTATGTGCTTGATTGCACCAGTCTCTAGATAAGTCTACGACAGTCTCAGGCATGGAGCCTTCAAACGGATGTCCTAGTTCCCTAATACGATTTATATTGCTAACACATTTTGAATACAACTCTGATACTTTTGCCTGATCAAACTTGTGAGGCTTTACGTTAGTAATCACATGCGACCTCACCTCAAACGGTTTGGTTAAAAAGTGGTTGGCCCAGTTATGTATTGCTGGGTTGTCTACTAGATCTACTTGGAGATCAATTGTTTTGTCTGGGAATTCAAAAGATATAATCATTGTAAAGTATTTACACTGACTTTTACAGGAAAAATTAAAATTGTCTTGCTCTAGAACAAATAATGCTCACTTTAAAGAATTCCGGTAGCGAATCGTTCATCCTAAGGCAGCAGCCGCCTCACACTACGGTAACAAGTACCGGTCCTAAGGTGTGTTAGTTGCCAAGAAGTGATGAATGTTCACGTCTGCGAAGTGCTGCAACATGAGTTACAGACTTTACAAATTCGCGTTGTGTTGATTCAGAGATCCCGTGTTTGCGGCATTGAATGTCAATGTAGTTTTGAATACGTCGAACATCACTACGTGTGCGTACATTTTCTAGCATGGCAGTAACTTTATTAACTGTTTCTGACATAGCTAAATTACCTTTCATGATCTTGTTGTATGCAGGATCAGATGGTTTGATTTTTTGTCCGCCAATTGTGATAGGCTCTTGTGCTGCAGGTACTGGTGCTGTTGTTGCCGTTGGCTTTGGTAGTGATGCATAGTTGTACCCACCAAAGTTTGTGCCGTAGTTTGGTGCTTTCTGTGGTACAGATTTTGAACCAATACCTGGAACGTTGTTATACTTAATTGAAGGAGTGGCGCCTGGAGTTGTAGCTTGTGGTAATACTGCTGTTTGAGCCACTGCTGGTTTCTCTGCCCACTTGGCAGCAAGTTTTTCTTTTTCGTATGGTTTACCAGTATCTGGATCTGTTAGTGCAGTAGCACCAGTTTGTACACCAGATTGGCCAGACTGACC